ACAGATGGTGATACGACAGAATCAACATCAGTTGCAAGACACGCTGTTATAAAATTAACAGGAACTATTACAGGTAACTCTATTGTAACTGTTCCAGATTCAATTGAAAAAGTTTACATTGTGGTAAATGGAACTTCAGGTGCGTATACTGTTCAATTTAAAACTGCATCAGGAACTGGTATAACTTTTGGTGCATCTGATAAAGGAACAAGACTATTATTTTCTGATGGAACAAATATTGTAGACACTGCAACAGGTAATGTTGGAAGTTATGATTTAAATGGTGAAACATTAATTTTAGATGCTGATCAAGATACAAATATTACTGCAGACACAGACGATCAAATAGACATTGCGATTGCTGGAGCAGACGATTTTCAATTTACGGCAAATACATTTACAGCTTTGTCTGGAAGCACGATTGCAACAAATACTATTGCAGAAACTACCTCTGGATCTGGTGTAACTATTGATAGTGTTTTAATTAAAGATAATAAAGTTGATGTTAACGGCACAGCTGGTGCAATCATATTAGATGCTGACGCAGATACACACATAGGTGCAAATACAGATGATGAAATATTATTTACTGCAGCGGGAGAAGCTCAATTAAAAATTACAGATGGTGCTATACTACCTAGCACTGATGATAACATAGATTTAGGTAGTTCATCAGCACAATTTAAAGATGGATTTTTTGATGGAACTTTAGAAGCAGATGCTATTACTGTTGGTGGCACAGCTGTTTTAGTTGGTGGCGCAGTAACATCTGTAACATCTATTTTAAACACAAGTTTAGTTGTTGGAAGAGATGCAGATAATGATATAGATTTTGCAACAGATAATAATATTTTATTTAGAGCAGCGGGTGCAGATCAAATTAAATTAGTGGACGGTGCTTTAGCTCCCGTAACAGACAATGATGTTGATTTAGGTACATCTAGTCTAGAATTTAAAGATGCTTATTTTGATGGCACAGTTACGGCTGATGCTTTTGCAGGACCACTTACAGGCGACGTAACAGGAAACGTTTCTGGAACTGCAGCAACAGTAACAACTGCAGCGCAATCTAACATTACATCATTAGGAACTCTAACAACTTTAACAGTTGATAATGTAATTATTAATGGCACAACCATAGGTCATACTTCAGACACAGATCTGTTAACAGTTGCAAGTGGCGTATTAACAGTTGCTGGTGAAGTATCTATGACTACATTAGATATTGGTGGAACTAATGTAACTTCAACTGCAGCAGAATTAAATATACTTGATGGAGTTACATCAACAGCAACAGAATTAAACATACTAGACGGCGATACATCAGCTACATCTACAACAGTTGCAGATGCAGACAGAGTTGTACTAAACGATGCTGGTACAATGAAACAAGTTGCAGTTACAGATTTGGCTGCATACTTTGACGATGAAATTACTGCTATGCCTAACCTTGTCACTACCGCTGCAACAACAGTGGGTGCGTTAGACTCGGGGTCAATTACTTCAGGGTTTGGAACAATTGATACAGGGTCTTCTACAATTACAACAACAGGATTAATTAGTGGTGGTTCATTAGATATAGATGACGTTTTAATTAATGGAACAACAATAGGTCATACTGATGATACAGATTTAATTACACTTGCTGATGGAGTGGCTACAGTTGCAGGAGAAATTTCAGTAACAACATTAGATATAGGTGGAACAAACGTAACATCAACAGCGGCAGAATTAAATTTATTAGACGGTGGCACTTCAGTTGGTAGTTCTATAACCATAGCTGATTCTGATGGTGTTGTAGTTAATGATGGTGGAACTATGAAAAGTGTTCCTGCATCTGATTTTAAAACTCTTGTTGGCGCTGCAGCTGGTGCTTTTTCTATAGCTAATTTAGATATTGATGGTGGTACAGATATAGGAGAGGCTATTGTAGATGCTGACTTATTTATAGTAGATAATGGGGCAGGTGGTACAAACAGAAAAGTCGCTGCTTCAAGATTAATAACATATGTAGACGCAAATTCTAGCGCTGCAACAGTAGGAAAAGCTATTGCAATGGCAATCGTATTCGGATAAAAGGAGAATAATATGGCAACACCAAATATAGTAAATGTAGCAACAATCAACGCACAAAATGCGGCAGCTAAATTAACAGGCACATCTAGAACAGAAGCTCTTGATGTACCAGCAGATAAAGTTGCAAAAATAAATACAATTCTTGTAGCAAATGTTGACGGTTCAAACGCCGCTGATATTACAATCGAAGTTAGTATAGATAATGGATCTAACTATGTTGATCTTGCAAAAACAATATCTGTGCCAGCAGATGCAACATTAAGTTTTTTAGAAAACCCAATCTATTTAGATGAAACAGACTTATTATATTTTACAGCTTCAGCTGCAAATGATTTAAGTTATTTCATATCATATGAATTGCTAGACGACGCGTAGGAGGTTTTATAGGCTATGGCAAATGGCGGAATTATAGGACCAATAAGAGAAGTTACATGCACATCTTCATGTGTATCAGCTACAACCACTGCATTTACTGACAGTGGAACTTTTCAAGTTACATGCGGATCACAATCAACAACTACATCTAGACCTGCTGCTGTTTTAGTTATAGCTGGAGGCGGTGCTGGTGCTGCAGGTTGTGCATCAGGTACTGGCGGTGGAGGTGCAGGAGGATTAATTTTAACCCCTACTTCTTATCCTTTACCTACCTCTGAAATTACAATTACAATTGGTGCCGGAGGAGCTGCTTCTGGTACTGCAGTTCCAAATGGTAATGATGGAACCGATACAACTGTAGGATCTTTACTTACAGCTAAAGGTGGCGGTTCAGTGCCAGGCACAGGAGGTAGTTTTCCAATAACAGGTAATCCTGGTGGTTCTGGTGGTGGAGGAGTTGAAATTGGTGGTTCAGGCCCAAGTAGTCCAACAGGAAGAAACCCTGGAGGATCTGCTACACAACCTAGTCAACCAGGTGTATCAGGTAGTTCTGGTCATGGAAATGCTGGTGGAGCTGGATGGACACACAACTGGTCAGGTGGTGGTGGCGGAGGAGCTGGTGGAGCAGGGCAAGATGCTCAAAGCGGTTTTCCAAATAAATCTACAGAAGCAGGAGATGGTGGGGCAGGCTATAATGTATCTCCAGTTTTTGGTAGTGCACCTCAACCATACTATCCAAGTCACCCAGGTGACGATCATATATTTGCTGGTGGAGGTGGTGGATCAAATGTTAATACACCAGGCAGTGGTTTTACTTCATCTCCAGGAGCTGGTGGTTCTGGTGGTGGTGGAGCTGGTGCAGGTCAATCAGGTAGCTCACCTCATACATCTTATGTTTCTGGTGGTAATGGTGCAGTTAATACTGGAAGTGGTGGCGGAGGCTATGGTCAAATTAGTGATTATCCAGGTTTTACTTCTGGGAGTGGTGGTAGTGGACTTGTTTTAATTAAACAAAATGCTGTCCCTATTAATGTAAGAACAGCACCTGGATTTTGGACATTAAATGAAGTTTATGAAAACGTAAAAAATGATACGTGGACAAATGGTTTATAGTTTTATATAAAAATATAAGGAGAAACAAATGGCACATTTTGCAGAGTTAGAATCAAAAACTGACCCAACTGGTTTTACATCTGATACACATTTAATTGTAAAAAGAGTAGTAGTTGTATCAAATGATAACGTGCCATCAGACGAACATGTTGATGGTGAAACATGGTGTGTTAATTTTTTTGGTGGTGGCACATGGAAACAAACTTCTTATAATCACAATTTTAGAAAACAATACGCAGGTATCGGATATAGATATGATGCATCCAAAAATAAATTTTTAGTACCTCAACCTTATGCATCCTGGTCACTAGATGGTAATGACGATTGGAGAGCACCAATAACTTATCCATCAGTGCTTGACGATGGCGAAGATCCAGTTGTATGGTTTTATTTAATTAGTTGGAACGAAACAAAATATAACGCTGACAACAATACAGGTTGGGAAGCGTTTAAATCAAACGACACAGCAGAAACACCTACCAAATATAATTGGAACGGATCAGCTTGGGTGTCTGAATAGGATATTTAAATGTCTAGAACAAACGGTGGAATAATTGGAAGAATAAATTTAACCACTTTTGGTGGCAATCATGAATCTAAATTTACATCTCCTGGAACATGGTCCCCATGTGGACCCTCATCAGGAACTAAATTTATAGACATTGTTATTGTAGCAGGTGGCGGCGGTGGCGGTGCCTCAAAAGGAGCACCTAAAAATGGTGGTGCTGGCGGTGGCGGTGCTGGTGGAATGTTACTTCTTGAATGTTATCCTTATACACCTCCTCAAGGAAATAAATCTGTAACTGTTGGTGGTGGAGGAGCTGGTGGAGTTGGCGCACCTCCAGGTTGTGGTGGTAATGGTTCAAATGGATCTAATTCAGTATGGGGATGTTTTACAGCTATTGGTGGTGGCGGCGGTGGCGGTGCTACCCCAAGTGGTTTTTTAACTGGTTCTGATGGTGGATCAGGAGGTGGCGGAATGGGTGGCGGTGGAGCTAATGCTAAACCTGGTGGTTCTGCAACTCAATCAGCTGTTCCAGGTTTTGCAAATTCACAAAATTCAGCAAAAGGAAATGATGGTGGAACAGGAAATGGTGGACCTGTATCAGGAACTCCATGTTCCTGTAGAACAGGTGGTGGTGGCGGCGGTGCAGCTGCTGCAGGCCCTTTTGGCTGTGAAAACAATGCTGGTGGAACAGGTTTTGGACCATTAGCAACAAAATTTCCAGCTTCTGTTCCTTTTGGAGATGGTAATTATGTAGCTGGCGGTGGCGGCGGTGGACAATATTCACCTGGAATAGCACCTTCTATGCCAAGCACTCGTCCTGCTGGTGGAGCCGGTGGAGGCGGTGATGGAGCCGTTAGTTCTGGAGGATATCCTTGTGTTCCAGCACCTTTAGCAGCTTTAGCATATGGTTCAAATGGAAGTAATAATACTGGTGGCGGTGGAGGTGGAGGTGGTAAAATTGGTTTTGCTGCTGGCACACCCGATACTGCTGGAGCAGATAATAGTCAAGTTGATGGAAGACCAGGAGGAAATGGTGGACCAGGAATTGTTCTTGTTAATGAAAAAAACAAAGCTAGTGGTGTATGGAATTTAAAAAGCCACATGAGAATATTGCAACAAGGAACGTGGCCAACGTAACATTGACAATTACCATATAATATATATATTATTTTTATGGTGGTAAAAGAAAGAATATGCAATTAACAAATTATTATTGGTATTTTCAATCAGCAATTCCAGAACGTATCTGTAATGATATTGTTCGTTATGGAAAACAAATGCAAGATCAAATGGCAGTTACAGGTGGTTATGGAAACAAACCATTAAATCAAAATCAAGTAAAAGATTTAAAAAATAAAAGAAATTCTGACATTGTTTGGATGAATGATAGATGGATATATAGAGAAATACAGCCATATATTAATAAAGCAAATGAAAACGCAGGTTGGAATTTTCAATGGGATTGGTCAGAATCTTGTCAATTTACAAAATATGTTAAAGGTCAATTTTATGATTGGCACGCTGATAGTTGGGATCAACCTTATATCAGAGAAAATGTTAATGATCCATCACATGGTAAAATAAGAAAATTATCTGTAACAGTTACATTGTCAGATCCAAAAGAATATAGTGGGGGTGAGTTAGAATTTGATCTTAGAAATTTAGATCCTGATAAAAAAAGAAATGTTATTAAGTGTAAAGAAATATTACCAAAAGGAAGTTTAGTAGTGTTTCCTTCATTTGTATGGCATAGAGTATGTCCAGTAAAAAAAGGTTCAAGACATAGTTTAGTAATATGGAATTTAGGATGGCCTTTTAAATGAAAATTGCAGTTTTAGGATGTGGTACTGCGGGAGTTGTTTCTGTATGTCATTGGTTAAATTACGGAATTAAAACGGAAGTTAATTGTATATACGACAAAGATATAAAAACTTTAGGTATAGGTGAAAGCACAAATGTTCATTTACCAAATGATCTTTTTTTAGGTAGTGGTTTTTCTATGTTTGAAAATTCAAACGAATTAGATGCTACAGTAAAGTACGGAGTTAAATATACTAATTGGAATGATAAAAATTTTTATTCACATATAACTCCTCCTAATTATGGGATTCATTTTAATAATTTTAAATTAAAAGAAGTTATTTTTCCAAGATTAAAAAATAAAAAATTTAAAGAAATTATAGGACATATTGATAGTATGGAAACTAAAGATAATCTTGTCTACATAAAAGTTAATGATGAAGTACATTTTTATGATTATGTTATTGATTGTAGAGGAACGCCTACAGACTATAAAGATTATGTTATCTCAAATGTTTTACCATTAAATCATGCCTTAGTTCACACTATAAATAAACCAGGAGATTGGAATCATACGAAACACATTGCTACAGAAAATGGTTGGATGTTTGGTATACCACTACAAACAAGACAAAATTATGGATACATGTTTAACGATAAAATTACATCAGTAAAAGAAGCTGAACAAGATTTAAAAAAAATATTTAACACCGAGTTAAATTTAAAAGAATTTAAATTCAGAGCATATCATGCAAAAACATTTTTAAAAAATAGGGTTTTAAAAAATGGAAATAGAGCTGTATTTTTTGAACCTTTAGAAGCTTTGTCTGGTGTTATGTATGATCAAATAAATAGATTAATGTGGGATTATATTTATAACAATAAATCAGAAAAGTTATTAAATGAACAATGCATTATTATATCTAAAAAATGTGAAAATTTTATTGCTTTTATCTACAGTGAAAGTTCTAATTTTAAAACTTCTTTTTGGAAAACAACTAGAGAAAAAACTAAAAAACATTTAACTAATAAATATTGGACAGAAACTTTACAATTTATTATTAAAAATTTAAAAGAAGATAAATTATATAATACAGGAAACAATTATGATTCTTTTCCTTTTATACCTTTATTGTGGAAAGAATATTTTAAACATTTTAATATAAATTATGACAATTAAAAAAGAACAAATAACATTTCCAAAACAATTAAATTTAGAACAATATTTTCCATGTCCTATTTGGTATGCTGATGCACCAGAGTTTGTTGAAAAATTAAACAAAGAATCTGATAAATATATAAAGCAATCTAAAAAAAATTTTAAAAAAACAATAGATGAAAGAAATAAAAAATTTGGAGATAAGGGAGATATGGGTCATGTATTTCATTCAACAACATTAGTTGGTGATCCAAAATTTAAAGAATTACAAGACTATGTTGGTGCTACATCACATAATTTATTAAACGAAATGGGTTTTGATTTAACAAATTATCAATTGTTTGTATCAGAAATGTGGGTGCAAGAATTTGCAAAACAAGGTGGTGGTAATCATGCCCTACATACACATTGGAATGGACACATATCTGGTTTTTATTTTTTAAAAGCTAGTGAAAAAACATCCATGCCAATGTTTGAAGACCCAAGACCAGGTAATGTTATGAATCTTTTACCAGAAAAAGATAAAACAAAAGTTACTTTTGCATCCAGTCAAGTTCATTACCCGGCAAAACCAGGTAGATTAATATTTTTTCCGTCTTACATGCCACATCAATATGTAGTAGATATGGGTTATGAGCCGTTTAGATTTATACATTGGAATTGTCAAGCCATACCAAAGAGTGTATTAAATGCAAAATAAAGATATGAAAAAAGCAATTATTAAAACTGTACTAGAATCTAGTCCTTTAAAAACAAAACCAAATTTTATAGATAATTTTATAAAATCTAAAATGCAATTGAAAGGAAAAAATGTCATTAAAAAAATCGGCATTCCAAAAAAATAAATTTATAGTAATTAAAAAAGCAATATCTAAAGAATTAACAAATTTTGTTTACAAATATTTTTGTAATAAAAGAAATGTAGCAAGGCTTTTATTTGATTCAAAATACATATCACCGTTTACAGAATACTTTGGTATATGGCATGATAAACAAATACCAAATACTTATTCACACTATGGTGATATTGCAATGGAAACTTTATTACAAGAAGTAAAACCTGTTATGGAAAAACATACAGGGTTAAAATTATCTGAAACATATTCTTATGCTAGAATATATAAAAAAGGTGATGTGTTAGTTAGGCATAAAGATAGATACTCTTGTGAAGTATCAACTACATTAAATCTTGGTGGTGACCCGTGGCCAATCTATCTTGACCCGACAGGTAAAACTGGTCAAGCAGGTATTAAAATAGATCTTAAACCAGGAGATATGTTGGTTTATTCTGGTTGTGAATTAGAACATTGGCGAGAAGAGTTTAAAGGTAAAGATTGTGGACAAGTATTCTTACATTACAATAAAGCTAACTCAAAAATAGCTAAAGAAAATCAATACGATAAAAGACCATTTTTAGGGTTGCCTGCTTGGTATAAGGGCTTTAAAATACCTAAATAATATTGTATATAATAATATGGCGGGAGATATCCACCACACCATCTCCTGCCTTATTATTAAGGATTTTGTATGTTACAAAAAGTAAAATTTGCACCTGGATTTAACAAACAAGTTACAGATACCGGCGGTGAAAATCAATGGGTTGGAGGTGACAATGTTCGTTTTAGATATGGCACACCTGAAAAAATAGGTGGTTGGGCTCAATTAGGTTCTGTAGAATTAACGGGTCGTAACACAGCTATTCATCATTTTGTTAATGCTTCAGGTATTAAGTATGCAGCACTAGGAACTAGTAGTATTTTATATGCATACTCTGGTGGTATATTTTACGACATACATCCTATCAAAGCTACAACAACTTTAACAAATGCATTTTCTACAACAAATGGATCTGCAACTGTAACCATAACTTTTGCATCAGCACACAATATAGGTAAAGGTGATATTATTTTATTAGATAACTTTACTGCTATCACTAATTCTAATTTTGGATCTGGTGATTTTGATGATACAAAATTTATGGTAACTTCAATACCATCTGATACTACCTTAACTGTAACTATGAGTTCTAATGAATCTGGATCAGGTGCGTCCACATCTGGTGGCATAAGAGTTAGACATTATTATCCAGTAGGACCTGCAGTAGAAACTGCATCTACTGGTTGGGGTCTTGGATCATGGGGTGGTCAAGCACAAGGTCAGTTTACATCAACACTATCATCAGGAATTAACGCAAGTGTAACATCACTAACAATGGCAAGTTCAACATCTTTTCCGTCTACAGGAACGGTGCAAATTGGAACAGAACTAATTACATATACAGGAAACAGTGGTGGAACTTTATCGGGTTTAACTAGAGGAGCAAATGGTACAACAGCTGCAACACATAGTTCTGGTGCAACTGTTACAGACGCATCAAACTTTTTTGCATGGAACGCTGCAGCATCTGGAGATATTGTTACAGCGCCAGGTTTATGGTCGTTAGATAATTTTGGTAACAAATTAATTGCAACTATATTTGGTGGTGAAACATTTTCGTGGGATTCTGATCCTACAGGTGCAACATCAACTAGAGCAACTATACTTGCAAACGCACCAACTGCATCTTCATTTAGTTTGGTATCAGCACCAGACAGACACTTAATATTTTTTGGAACAGAAACAACAGTAGGTTCGTCAGGCACAAGAGATGAAATTATTGATGGCAGTGATGCTTATTCACCTAGTGCAACCAATACTGCTGGTACACAAAGACTTGCAGATGGATCTAAGATTGTAGGAGCGATTAGAGGTCGTGATGCAATTTATATTTGGACCGATACTGCACTATTTATTATGAGATTTGTAGGTGCGCCTTTTACTTTCTCTTTTCAACAAGTTGGTACAAACTGTGGATTGATAGGTAAGAATGCAGCTGTAGAGGTTGATGGTTCTGCATACTGGATGTCAGAGAATGGTTTCTTTAGGTATACTG